AAAGTCTATACAAAAATAGGAAATCCGGACGGAATTCCAAAAATAGTTGTTTTTGGCCTGTTTTTGCGGTGTTTTTATTCGAAGATCAGCGACGCATACCGTCGGATCTGGTCCCGGGTGCCGCGCAGTTTGACGCGAACGCATTGCAGCGTGCCGTCGGGCGCGCGGAAAAACCGCGTGTGAATCAGCGGTGACAGGAGCATGTCGAGCAGGTCGGGATTCGGTCGATTCGCCCTGGGCAGAGATTTTCCGGTCGGGCGACGATGCTCAATTCCGTTTCCCATGCTTCGGGGCCTGCTTCACGAAATACCGGATCGCCGACGCGTTGCGCCCGTTCATCGCGCGCACGATGCACAGGCGCGGTTCCATGCGGCCGGCTGCGATCTGGGACCCGATGAATTTTCTGGCCTTGTTCATCCCGATGCGCATCAGGGACGCGACTTCCTGTGTCGAGAATCCGCCGACGGCCGTCGCGCGCTGTTCTTTCTCGAGTCGCGCGAGTTCCGCGACGAGCATCTCTTCCGTGATTTCGCTCATATCGTAACGATCTCCGTGGGGCTGCGCTTGATGGACCAGACGCGTTCTTTGATCCAGAGGGTATTTTCGCTTTCGGACCACTTGATGACCAACCCGCCGAATTGCGGTTGACAGAGACGGCCACCGGGAATTTTCCAGACGAAAGGCGTCTTGCCCTGCCATGCCGGCGTTACCACCGCTCTGGCCTTGCCGTGCTCGGTAGGGATGTTGGTCTCGATCATCCGGTGTCGATGGCTCCGGACGACGATGTCCGGCGGTCTCTGGCCCCAGCGTCCGGCCTCCGTAAACGATTCCACGAGTTCCTTATGCACGGCGGTCGATTCGTAAGCCTGGCTGCCAGTCGTGCCGATGTGGTGCAGCAGGTGCACCAATCCCTGCCCGACCTGAATCCACAGGTCATACCGGGCATGCTGGCCTTGGCTGTTTTTGACGGCGCCCAAGTCTTCGGCGAGTCGCTCTTCGTCCTGGGCGGACTTGCCTACGTGGGCCTCCGTGCCGCGGATGTGATAGTACCGGCCTTCGCACATATTGACGATCGGCTTCAACAGGCCTTTGGCGATGGCGGCCTGGTCGCGCAGATTGTTCGATATCTGGGTCACCGAATTGTGGTGAACGCCGTCGATGGCATCGCCATTGTGGACGACCGCGAACGGTTCGCCGTGAGTCGCGTCGGGAACGAATTCATTCCAGAATTCCTCCCAATAGCCGATCAGGACCTGTTGAAACTCCGACGGCATGTAGGTACCGGCATCGTCCAGGGCCGCTCCAGAGCGGGGCATCACGGCCAGTTTACAGCCGCAATGCGTGTCGCTGATCACGACGAGATTCTGGATGGGTTTCTTTTTGGAAGTCGATCGCTTCGGCATGATCATCATTCCTTTGGTTCGGTTTCCCGCCGGTATCCCAGGCGGGTTAGGATTCTCGCCATGTCTTTCCCCAGCCGGTCGACCGACTCCTCATCCCACTGCGGCAGGGCGCAATGCAGGATTTCGTGAACTACGGTCTCGAGCAGGTCCGCATCAGATGGATGGCGGGGGTCGATGTGAATTTCTTTTCCGGGGGTCGAAGGCCGATCCGCAAGTCCCCAATGCGCGCGCATTTTCTTGAAATAGAGCGTCCATCGTTTTCGAAGAATCGTGACGCGCATCGGTTCATTCCGTGGTTTACGCTCCGGCGAAATTGCTCAATCTGCTTTCGCGTCTGAGAAATATTGCAAACGATTTCTTAGAACATCTTCCGCGTTTCCCGGGCCGCTGCCTGTCGGTTTGCCATTTCTTGAACCTCGCGCCATGCGTCGCGTTCCGCATCGGGCCGCGACTGTTTCCCGTCGAACTCGCGGATCGCAGCTCGCTCTTCATACCGTTCGCGCTTGTCCTGCTCGGTCATGTCGTTGTCCAGAGTGCCAGAATCACAAGGGCAATCAGCAGCAGAATTAAACCGGTCGGGTCGAATCCACGGAAAGCCGTTTCGCTGTCGAGAATCTCGCAAGTCATAGTTGGCCCGCTAAGGCAGGCGGTGCGGGTGCAAACTCGACGGGCTGGACGCACGCGCCGGCGTTGGCCGCGAATCCAGCCACGTCGACGATCGAGTCCCAGTGAGTTGGCGAATTTGCCAGACGTCCGAGTTTCTGCAGCAGATTCAGGTAGCAGACGTCGGCCGGCGTGAGCTTGATCCCAGCGTCGGGAAAGCGTTGATTCAGCCATGCGTTGAACAGGGCTGCCGTGCAACTGTGATTGTCGAACGGATGGCCGTAGGTTTTGTTCCGGTCACCCGTCACAAGCGCTTGGGCTTCGTGCAGGATATGCGGAATCCAGGGTTCGCTACTCATTCAGTGATATTCCCATGATTTCTTGCAATTGCGATTTGACGACCGTAAGCGGATCGTCCCGGAATGGATGCGCGCGGTTCAGTAGGGACGGAAAGAGAATCGCCTGGCCGCCGGCTTCACGGAATCGGTCGACGTTGTGTTCGCCATCGTCGATGAGCAGCGCGTCGGGCCTGGCCAATCGCCATTTGTCGACCATGAAATCGACCTGCACGTCGGCGTCAATGTGCTGGCGGACCCAGGCGACTTTGTCCGAGTGCAGCGACCGGTGCCGGAAGACCCACGGGCTTGTCAGAATCGACCAGGTGCACGGTAATTGCTTGATCAGGTCGACCAGATCCAGCGCATGGTCAAAGGGCTCAATCTCCCACCAGAATTTCTCCTCGCGGTCGACGGTCGCCAGATAGTCGCTTTTCGTCACTCCCATTGGCGTCCACATATCCCACTGGCCGGCGGGATAGTCGCGCGAATCGAATCCGAACAACCGGCAGCAGGATTCAAAATAATTTGCAAGGACCCCATCAAGGTCCAGAAAGATATGGCCGATCGGATTGATGCTGTTCCCCATGATGGGGGGACAATATTCGCCCCACCCCGCACGTCAAGGCGAGTTTATTCCGGCTTGAATAGAGGGAGAAAAAAAGTCGTCTTGACGCCCCACGACAACACGCCAAATTGCCTACCGATTCGGCATTGGACCGGAAAACCGGACGAAATTCAGGAGGAAAACGCGATGTCAAGGGAAGACGATTTAGTCTGTGCGGTGCTCGAGTTGTTGGACCGCAAAACGGAATGGCAGGCCAGCGGGGAAGCGCAACTCAGTGAACCGTTCATGACCGCCGTCGACAAGTGCATCAATATTTTTGATGCCGGCGACACCCCCAGGGATTGCTACCCGTTGCGGAAAATTGTGGATCGGATTCAAAAGGAATGGCAGGAATTCGAATTCTACGTTTCGGCCGTCGATCCAACGCCGCGTCAACCGTTCTGGCGGGCCGTAGGCGAGCTCGAAAACGCGATGACGTTCGCACCGCCGGAAATTGAACCGTTTGCCGTCGAGTCCCTGCAGGAGTTATTCAGCAGCGGCGTGACGGATTATCAGGCTGCGATGATCTACTCTCATGAGGGGATTGGTCCCTTTCTGACGAAAGGTCCAGAACCGCGCCCGATCCCCAACCTGGTGAAGCAGGAACGGAACAATCCGGGAAGTGTCCTCCCGGCAGGCTGGGTGCATCCGAAGATTCTGGCCAATCAGGAACGGGCCGCCAAATACGAAAACCGTCTCGCGCGACGCGCCCAGGAACTTCGCGACGCTGGCGCCGTATCCGGTTCTGTGGTGTCGGAAGATTCGCCGGCCGCCTACCCGGTGGGTCCGGAAAGCATCGAAGACCTGATCGCGCAGAATGTCCCCGACGCGCAGATTCTGAAAATCAAACGCTGCACGATCGCCGACATTGCGGACGTCAAATCCAGATTGGCGCAAGAGTCGATGGATTCGACGGAAAGCAAGATCGCAGAACACATTGCGAAGAATCCGGAAATGAAAAATGCCGATGTGGCGCATGCAGTGGGCTGCGAAGTCAAAGCGGTCGCAAGTGTCCGCAGACGCATGAAGGAAACGGCGGGGGTGTAGTCCCGTGGTGGCTAAGAAAAAGGCAAAACCGAAACGAAAGCCGGCCGCCAAAACCTTACCGAATCTCACCGCAAAAAAACGAGCGTTTCTCGCTGCTTTTGCTGTGGCATGGACGGTAGGTAAGGCGGCTAAGGCTTCCGGTATTTCTCGACATACGGTCTGGGAATGGACGAAGTCGGATCCGGAATTCAAGCAAGCGTTCGATGACGCGCGCCTTGACGCAGCCGAGTCGATGGAACAAGAGGCCACGCGTCGCGCGACGGAGGGAGTCCGGAGGCTGAAGTTCTACAAGGGGCAGTTAATTACTGTCTTGGACGACAGCGGCAAAGTGGTGCCGTATGTCGAGCACGAATTTTCCGACACGCTGCTAATCTTCAGGCTCAAGGCCGAGTTGCCAGAAAAGTATGGTGACAAGGTAAAGGTCGACCAGAAGTCGGAAGTTGAAATGACGCTGAAGGGCGCAACGACACCTTTGCCAAGTCCAGAGGAGGCGATGGCGGAATATGCCGAACTCCTCGAGAAATTCCAGCAAGCGGGCAATGCCTAAGCCAGAGTTCACCTGGGCGCAGCGAAACAGGATGCGCCTGCTGCGGGAATATCTGATCGAGAGTCCGCTCGGTCGATTCCGGAAAACGGTGCGTCCGGACCGGCCCGAGTGGTTCGACCAGCAAACGAGTTTTTTTTTGCCGAATGCCAAAGTCGCGATCGCGATGGGAGGCAATCGCAGCGGTAAGACGTTCACGGCCAGCATGAAGACGGCGGACCTGATTTTGTGGAGACAGCCGCCACCGTGGAAGAATACGCCATTCGTGATTGTCTCCGACACGCTCGAGCAGACGTGCGATATTTGCTGGGCGCAGAATCTTGAGGCGATCATCCCGCCGGACAAGATCCAGTCGATTTCGTGGCATGACCGGGCCAAAAATCATCCGTCGCGCGTGACGATGAAAGCCGATTGGACGGAGCGCCCGGGCTGCAACTGGGTGCTCGAGTTCCACGCGTTGAAGCAGGGTCGACGCAATCTGCAGGGGCGCAAGATCGGCGGGTGCTGGTTCTCCGAACAATTCGAGTGGCCGATTTTCGACGAAGTCCTGCGCGGCTGTGCGCACACCTGGTTTGACGGGGCCCAATTCGCCGAGTTTACTCCCATTGAGCCGAAACTGTGTGCGGCCGTCGAAAGGCGCCGCAAACAGGCCATGAAGAGCGGCGCGCTGCCCGGGTGGAAGTTTTTCCGGCTGAACACCGAAGCGAATAAGGCTCACCTTGATCCGGGCTGGTTTGCGAGCTGGTTCTCCCAGATGGACCCCAGCGTCCGGGATACCAGAATGACCGGGGCCATGCCGATATTTGCCGGGCTGGTTTATCCGTCGTTCAATCCGGACGTTCACGTTTTGGACGACGACGATTGGCGCCGAGTCACTGGAAAGCCGTTCCCGGGGACCGCAGACGCAGCCTGGACCGCGAATACCGAAGGCGCCGGACGATACGTTCTGGGAAATCACGACGAGATGAAAACAGCGTTTCCGCTCAATATCCGGCACTCCCGCGGCGCGGACTGGGGGTTCACGAAGGAAAATGCTTTCGTTGTTCTGTGGGGATTCCGGGACGGCACCGGACGATGGTTCATTTACGATGAAATGTACGATCCGGCGAATTCGCGAACATGCGACCGAATTGAAGAAATCAAAAACCGATGGCCGTGGTATTCGTCGCTGCCGGATATCTATGGGCTGACACATTGCGACGCGTCCCGTCCCGATTTGATCCTGGAATTCAATGTTGCGGATATTCCCTCTGTGGGCGCAACGCATCGAATCGAGTCGGGAGTTGAGGCTGTCAAAAACCTACTATCGATCGAGCGTATCGGGGATCAGGCCGGCCGGAGCAAACTGGAAACGCAATTGTACATCTACGGACCGAATTGCCCGCATTTGATCGACGAGATCACGCAATACCAGTACATCCAAGGCACCGAGAACAGCAAGAATCCAAGGCCCGGGAAGCCAGTCCCGAATCCGTGGAACGATCACTGTCTGGATAGCCTGCGCTATCTGATTTGGGGCAACCGGTCGCATACAACGAACGATACGGCGGAATCGCTCTTCGTCGCTGGCGCGCACGATCGGCATGGAGTGCACGGAGCCAGACGGCGGCATTGACCTTGACGCACGGCGCGGGCGGGTAATCATCCCCCCGCCATGAATTTCCGCAAATTACTCAACGCGCTCAAGGACCTGGCCAATAAGATTCCGGGCCGGAAGCCGACGGCCGCAGAGCTGGACAAGGCCACCAAAAAGGCGGTCTCAAAGTCCGGCGTGACGTTCGAATCATTGCCGGATGAAATCATCGGCGAGGTCCTGAAGCAGCGCCGGCAGGATGCCCGCCGGCAGGTCCGCGAAGGCACATCAGAGCGCAAGGCACTGCGAATCTGGCAACCGCCAGTGGAAGAGCCGGCGGCCGTTGAAGAATTGCCGAATGCCGATCTGCTGATGGGCAGGATGCGCGACGTGCAGTCGAGCAATGTTCACTCGATCGGCATGCGGGTCGAACAACCCAGCGACAGAACCGGGACACTTTTGATCCGCTACCTGGGGACGCTGCCCGGCGGCATCCGATCGGGGCCCGGCAGTCTGTACGGCTATTACGATGTTCCCGTGACACTCTTCCGGGAACTCGGAGACGCGGCGAGCAAAGGGATCTTCGTGTGGGACAACGTGCGCGTTCGCGGGACGATTTCCGGGCACAGATACCAATACGAACTACTGGGAATCAATGCGCAATTTGCCGGAGGCCAGATGCACCAGAACTATGTACCGCGGCAGGCGGCAATTCTGCGCGGGCAGGCCGGCGAGCACTACATTCGCCGAAAATTCACGATCTACCGCGCCGAAGAGGGCGGCCGAGCGATGCGCCCGGTTGTTATCCATAGCCAGTTGACTCCGCAACAGGCTTCGATGCGCGGCCCGAATCCCGACCGCGGGCCCGGCGTACAGGGATTGAGGCTGGAAGCAGGCCGGCAGGGAGGGCGCGAATAATGGGCCAGCCGAGCGTTTACCAGACGAACGGGTATGCGAAAACGAACACGACGATTCGTGCACGCGTAACCGATGACGCGAAAGCGCCATTGCAGCAATCCGCGCTGTCGTCAATCGCGTACACGGTGACAGAATCGCAAGGTCCGCAGCAAGGGGCCGTCACTGGTTCGGGTTCACTTTCCCCGGTGTCGACCTATCTACAAAACACACTGTCGACAACCGGATGGTTCGTCGATCAGACGGGATTTAACTTTCAGGCGACACTGCCGGCGAGCTGCTTCCCCGACCCGGGCCAGTACATGATCGACATTATCGGCACGCTGTCAGCCGACGGCACGACGTTCGTGATCGGGCAGTGCAATCATCATGCGTGGAGTCGTAGCTAATGCCAGATGCCATTCCCTACGATCCGCAGATGCCGAACGCGGCCGCCGAATCCTACACAGCGCCAGGCGTGCCTCCGATCGCCGCTGCTATTCTCAACAAATACAAATCAGATCCGGCGTTTGAGGCACCCGGCGCACCCCCCAACTACGGCGACTGGGTATTGCCGCAAGTTATGACCATGCAGGGGCTGGTCAGTAACATTTCCAAAGTCTATCGGATGAGCGATGAGGCTCTTAAAAACAGCCTTGAAGACGCCCGATTCATGGAGTTGGATGTCGGCATCCAGGAGTGTATCCAGGCCCGCACGCGCTCCACAGCGCTGCTCAACTGGCATCTTGAACCGGATGATCCGACGAGTAGCGAGCAGGTCGCGCTTTGCGACGAAATGGAAAAGATCCTGAAGCGCTGTCCACGATTCATGCAGTTGCGCGAATCGTTGATGGCCGCATGCTGGTATGGCCGGACGGCGGTCACGTTCAGGTACACCTGGGACAAGTTCACCAATCGAATGCTTGTGGCGCCGACCGCGTGGCGGCCGGTGCACGGCGACAAACTGGTATTCAGGCTCGACGAAGGGCGGTTTGACGTCGACCCGAATCAGGTGGGGATCCGGGTGGGAATGACCTACGCGGCAAATGAGAAAATCGGCGGACGCTGGGAACTGGAACAGACCGACCGGGGAATGGCCTATTTCCTGTCAGCGTCCGAGCGGCGCTTGCTGGCGATCCACAAGCACGTCATGCAGGACGGGGCATACGAAGAGCCGTCAGACGCCGGCCGGATTCACGGTGTCGGCATCCGGTCGTTCATTTACTGGGAGTGGTATCAGAAGCAGGAAACCCTACGCTGGCTGATGGAGTATCTCGAGCGGTCCGCCTTCGGTATCGAACTGTGGTTTTATCCGGAATCGAATGCTGGGGCCAAAGTGAAGGCCGAGCAGGCTGCAAAAAGCCGGATCAACAACTTCCGGAACATCATTTTCGTCCCATTGCCGGGTGAAGACGGGACGCGAAACCAATACGGCGTGCAGCACATCGAAACCGGAATGGCCGGTGTCGAAGCGCTTATGAACCTGCTGAACAACTATTTCGGCCACCGGATGAAGCGGTTGATTCTCGGTCAGACGTTGACAAGCGAGTCGGAAGGGGGCGGGCTGGGTTCGGACGGGATCGCGAAGGTTCACCTGGGGACGTTCAAGGATATCGTGCGATACGACGCGACCAATCTGGAAGAGACCATCACAGAGGAAATCGTTCGGCCGTTGAAGGAATGGAATTTCAAAGGCTCCGGTCACTTTAACGTCCGGTTCGTGATCGAGACGGAGGAAGTCGACGCCGATGAAAAGCTCGAGCAGTGCAAATTGCTGTGGGATATGGGCGCCGACCTGTCGGAAAAAGAATTGATGGAACACGTTGGGCTCACGAAACCCGGGCCCGACGACAAAATCTTGCGGAATCCGCAGATTGCCGCGGCGTTTCAGCAAATGCGGATGCAGGCGGCAGGCATGGGCGGCCAGCCTGGTCAGCCTGGGCAGCAGCCACAACCGATCAGCGCACTCGGTCAGAAATTCCAGGACGCGATCCGCTCCACGGGGCACGAAGCACGGATAAAGAGCGCCGGCCAGCGGACCATCATGGGAGACCACTTCGACGAGGGGATGCATCAGCACGCGGTAGCCGGCCAATTGGACAACGCATTTCTCGGGCACGGTGGCGGTCAAATGGCGGGATAACGGCATTTTTGACAAGGGGAACAAAATGCAACAGGTGTTCACGGCTATTGCGCTGACTCCGGTGCGCGCGGGCGATATTGTCTCTCGGGTCTTACCGGGAATGGTGCATTTCGACCGACGGCCGTCGGCGGACAATCCCTGCACGGCGGAAAGTCTCGTTTGCACGCGCAGCGCCGGACTCGGAGATCTGTGCGAGTATGTCGTTAATGGGCCGATCGAGCGGGACGAGTGAACCGCGCGGGCGCGGATTCCGTTACCGCATTCTTCAGGGGAACCAAATGGGAATCTTTGAGGCTGTCACAGCAACGCCGGTCAATGCTGGCGATGTCGTCTATGGAGGGAAAGTGCAGACACTCACGAGCCACCCGGCTAACGAAAAACACCTGCTGAAACTGTTCGGCACCAAGGGATTCAGCGGTTTCATGTTAGGACACTTCCCCTATTCGATGAAAGTCGTCTGGGATTCCACCATGCCGATTCGCAAGATCCGCGAAGTCTGGCATCCGCCGGACGACCGATTCGTCGAGTACGGACCGGAAGACGAAACATGGTGCCGGTGGGCCGGAATCGGGACGATCGAGCAGGTCGACGAGGGTCCGCTGTACTACTTTGTCGATGATTACCGGATATTCGCCGACTATAAGTTGCCGGTGTTTTCCCCGATTCCCCAGATTTCAGCGATGTTACTTAGCGCATTGACATAACATGCTCACCGACGACGACACAATCAGAGTCCGATTTTCTCCCGAGCACCTGAAAAATAAGACGGTGTTTCTATTTTCAGGTGTTCGAAACGGCAAACGATGGAATCTGACCTGCACATGGTCGCATAGCGCCATCGATTTGCTGGGACCAGACTCGGTGCCGGCGATGGCCAGGAACATGCTCCAGTACGTGGACAGACATTTAAGCAGCAAATTCCCCGAGTTATTCGCCGGCGATGAGATCGAAGCTGAGCGAACAAGCAAGGGGTGGCGATATATCCTCGCGAACGATTCTGCCGAACAACCAATTCGGAGGATGTCGCCTTTCAACGGGACAAGCGAGCTACCTGGATGATTGAGCTGACACTATCACATTCGGGAATCTCTTCCCACACTCCAAAAGAAAGCAATCACGAAATGAACCGTAGCGGCAACTTCACCGGGCTAACTAGAGGTACACATGGCTCGGATTGACGACCTGATAAAGCAGGTAAATGACAAACCGCTGCGTCAGAAGCTTCAGGCAGCGATGGCCGACATGAAGCGCAAGCAGCGCTTCGGTCTGGTTTTCGAAGAACACATACCCGAGACATCATCGCTGATCCATTTTCCAGTGACGCCAGGCGCGACTGTCCAGCGGCGTGACAACGGCAATAAGCTCTACCAGGTCCAATCACTGGACGCTCGAAACAAAGCGACCATAGAGCCGGAGGGCGGCGGTCCAATCGAATCTGTGTCAGTTGGCGACCTCATGGTCGTCAAACGATTCGGCGATCCGATATTTCCTGCCCTAACTTCACTCGGTTCAATCAAACACGGTCCGGCTGACAAGCCTTACCACGCAGTCGTCAACGGTGAGAACTTCCACGCGCTACAATTGTTCGTATTTCTTTACGAGAGCCAGGTTGATTGCATATATATCGATCCACCGTACAACACCGGCGCGAGAGACTGGAAGTACAACAATCGCTACGTAGACGACAACGACGCATGGCGCCACAGCAAGTGGCTTTCGATGATGCAGAAGCGGCTAGCGTTGGCCAAGCGATTGCTCAACCCGAAGAACTCCGTGCTCATCGTCACGATTGACGAGAAGGAATACCTTCATCTTGGAATGCTTCTCGACAGGATGTTCACGGGTTGCAATATCCAGATGGTCAGTTCGCTCATCAATCCCGCGAGCGTCGCCCGAGCTGGCTCTTTCGGCCGCAGCGACGAATACATCTTCTTCGTGATGATCGGAGCGGCGGCACCACAGCGCGTCCACCTGGACCGTGAATGGGTTTCGGCCAAGGGCCGCACACATACAGGCAATGTACGCTGGGACCTACTACGCCGTTCTGGTCCGGGTTCCGCGCGCAAGGATTCACCGGGCTGCTTTTATCCCATCTATGTAAATCCCGTTGGCCCAGTTGTCGCGAAGATAGGCGATGCCATCCCAAAAGGCAAACCTGTTCCGAGACCACCAAAGGGATGCGTTGCGGTCTTACCGATGCGCAAGAACGGAACCGAGGGACGATGGCAATGGACTCCGGAAACTATCCGCGAGCGCATGCCTCAGGGGCGAGTCCGCATCACTGGTTCAAAGAAGAAAGGGTTCGTTGTCTCGATCTTGAAAGATGGGGAATTCGCAAAAATAGAACGTGGTGAATTTAGTGTGACAGGGAAACGGCCTGATGGGTCGCTTATCGTCGACGACATCGATGCTGGCAGAGTCCAGGCAGTCCCAGGGACGCAATGGCGTATCAGCTCCCACGATGCCACGCAATACGGCTCGCGATTACTGGCCGACCTATTACCCGACAGAAAGTTCCCATTCCCCAAGTCATTGTATGCCGTCGAAGACGCATTGCGCTTCTTCGTTCAGGATAAGCCCAACGCTCTAATTATGGACTTCTTCGGCGGCTCGGGGACAACCACACATGCCGTCGCACGTCTGAACAAACAGGATGGCGGCAGGCGGCGTTCGATCCTGGTAACGAATAACGAAGTCTCCGCCGACGAAACAGAATCGCTTCGTCAGAAGGGTTTACGACCTGGAGACCCTAAGTGGGAAGCGCTTGGCATCTTCGAGCACATCACACGCCCGCGACTCACCGCAGCGATCACCGGTAAGACCCCCGACGGCAAGCCCGTCGCTGGCACGTACAAGTTCACCGATGAATTCCCGATGGACGAAGGGTTTGCAGAAAACATCGAGTTTTTTCGCCTGGATTATCTCGACCCGGACGAGGTTGATCTTGGAACTCAATTTGACGCGATCCTTCCATCCCTTTGGCTAGCGGCAGGCGGAATCGGCCCTCGCAAGCAAGTTGCAAAGTCTAGCGGGTTCTATATTCCCACCGATTCGCCGTACGCGGTCCTATTTCAGGAGGAATCATTCCGTAAATTCCGTAAGGAGCTAGACGGGCGGAAAGACATCACTCACGTCTGGATTGTTACTGACTCGGAGGATGCATTCGCCGAAATGCGGTCAGCACTTCCGTCCCGCTTGGCAACGTCGATGCTGTACCGGGACTATTTACGCAATTTCCGCATCAACACGAGGCATAATTTATGAGGCTCCAGCTAAAAGAATTCCAGGAAGATGCCGTAGCGAAACTGGTCAGGCACATGCGTGCGGCATCGAAAGATTCCAAGGCTGGCGACCGTGGCCATGACCACGGTCACGGCCGCTCACGATAGCAAGCTTGGCTTACCGCAGCGGCATCCACGGCTGCTTCCACCGACCCGGCCGGTAGCTCCTTGACAAGTCTATCACCGACCGATAGACTATACCCCATTACGAAGGGAGCCTGAAATGCCTTTTGAACGGTCGTTGGAAATTGAACGCCGTCTGGATGAGGTTCTTCGTCTCATCCGCACCGGGCACTTTTCGACCCCAAAGCTGGCGGAAAAGGTCGGGGTGTCCATTCCGACCATTTCCCGCTGCGTGACAGAATTAAGGGACCGAGGGTACGACATCCGCGCCGAGAAGCAGGAGCTGGGATGGCATTACGTAGTTGCCGACAAGCCCAAACGAAAGCAAGCCGCATCGACGGCACACGACTCTGGTCACTGACTTTCTGCGTAAATCGCGCCCTCTATTGCGCACACCGTCAACTCAGGCTATACCCAGTTTGACCCAACAAGAGATTCATTCGTGGCCAAAATCGAAGACCTGATTACGCAAATCCCGGACGAAAGGCTAAAGGCAGCCATTGCAGCCGAAGTGCGGGAGCTGAAGAAGACCAAAAGATTTGGCCTCGTCTTCGAGCAACATCTTCCGGAGACCGTACGCCTGCCGAACTTGCCAGTGAAAGAAGGAGAATTAGTCGCTAAGAAGCAAGAATCCGGTAATGACACTTGGCGAGTAAGGTCAATTCGCAAAGGCATCGCAAGTCTGGAAAAAGCGATTGAAGGTAACTTCTTCAAATCGGGAAGCGTCATTGACATTCCTGTAAACCAACTCGTCGTCGTCCGTAGCTTCGGCGATCCGATCTATCCGGCACTCGCACCCCTGGACCGCGTGGCGCGCGGTGGCGCGGCAAAGCCTTGGCACATGGTCATCAATGCTGACAACTTTCACGCACTCCAGCTCCTCCTCTATTCATATGAGGGAAAGGTCGATGCGATCTACATCGATCCACCGTACAACACTGGCGCACGTGACTGGAAGTACAACAACGATTACGTCGATGCGAATGACTCGTGGCGTCATAGCAAGTGGCTGTCCATGATGCAGAAGCGTCTCCTCCTCGCAAAGCAGCTCCTTTCTCCTAAAGAGTCCGTGCTCATTGTCACAATCGACGAAAAGGAATACGCACGGCTCGGACTCTTGCTGGAACAGATATTCAAAGGCTGCACAATCCAGATGACAACCATTGTCATCAATCCCAAGGGTACTGGCAGGCCAAACGAATTCTCTCGCGTTGAAGAGTATGCGTTTTTCGTCTTCATTGGAGGCATAAAGCTCACCTCCACCGGATGCGACATGCTCACGGATCGTGACTATGCATCAGAAACAGAAGTGCGGTGGCGCGGTCTTGCACGCACAGGCCGCAAAGGACTTAGACCAAACAACCCTGGCTCCTGGTATCCCATTTTCCTCAACAAATCCGATTTTACTCTCCATTCCATCGGTGATGCCATCGGCAAGGATGTTGCCGAGTCTACGGTTACGGTCCCGAAGGGAACGATTGCTGTGTGGCCGCCGACAAAGGACGGCCACCAGTATAGCTGGTCGGTGGTCCCAGAGACCTTGAGGGCCATTCATCAGAAGGGCGGGTTCAAGACTGGCCGAATCAATCCAACGAACGGGTCCTATCCGTTTTACTACTTATCAACAAACGCTTTCGACAAAATCGATAAGGGCGAGATTGTTGTAACCGGCCGTGGTCCCGCGAATGAATTGCTTATTGAGTTCGCAGAAGGATCGAAATCAGCCCTACCACGTAATGTTTGGAACCAAGTTGCGCACGACGCGGGTAGCCACGGCACGAGTCTTTTGCAGCGGCTCATTCCGGGCCGCAAGTTTCCGTTTCCTAAAAGCCTCTATGCCGTCGAAGACACGCTCAGATTCTTCCTCCAAAACAAACCCAATGCTCTCGTTCTCGACTTTTTCGGTGGCTCCGGAACAACGACTCACGCCGTTGCCAGGCTAAACAGACAGGATGGCGGGCAGCGACGATCAATACTGATCACGAACAACGAGGTATCTTCAGCCGAGGCCGATTTATTGCGTCAAAAGGGTTTGCAGCCGGGCGACCCTGACTGGGAAGCTCTTGGCATATTTGAGCAGATCACCCGGCCACGCATCGTTGCTGCGCTCACGGGACGTACTCCGGAGGGAGAGCCAATTAGCGGCGATTACAAATTCGGCGATGAATTCCCAATGTCTGAGGGTTTTGAAGAAAACGTGGAGTTTTTCCGTCTCGACTTTCTCGATCCAGACGAAGTTGCTCGCGGTGATGCCTTCAAAGCCATTCTGCCAATCATGTGGATGGTAGCCGGTTGCCAAGGCGAACGTGAGGACTCGAAAGGCTCGACGCCTTGGTTCATGCCGAAAAAGTCGCCGTTCGCTGTGCTCATTCAAGAAAAACAGTTTCAAAAGTTTCGCGACAAGCTGAAAGAGCGTGAGGACGTCGAGTGGATATTCCTCATCACAGACAGTGAGGAAACCTTTGGCCAAATGCGAAGGGCGCTTGGGCGGAAGTACGAGTGCGTCCAGCTCTACAAGAATTACTTGGACAACTTCCGCATAAACACGAGAGACGCTCTTAGCGGCTAACCGAGGACACCGATGAAGTTTGAACTCAAGGACTTTCAGTCTACATCCGCGCGGAGCATCATCACCAAGCTCGGCCAAGCCAGGCAGGGGGTCGCCGGTGGCGAGCTAGAGGCAATCGTGCTTAGCGCGCCGACCGGCTCCGGCAAAACCATTACTGTTGCCGCCGTCATTGATTGGACGTTTGGCGGCGCGGAAGGTATTACCGCTCGGTCAAATACCACGTTCTTGTGGTTGTCTGACTCGCCGGAATTAAACCAACAGAGCAAAGGTAAGTTACTGGCGGCGTGCGACAACGTGCCATTCCATCGACTAGCTAAATCAGCAGCTTCAAGATGCCAGTACGGCCATCAATCTGGTCAAGGAGCAAGCCGCTGCCGGTAACGTGGCAGCGATTGAATCTGATCTTGCTCGCCTCAGGGCCGTGCAAGCCCGGCATTCACCCGCGATAGCGCCACAATGCGCGGAGTATCTCAATGAAAAGGCTGCCAAAACGAGCACTGAAAGGCTTCGAGATCAGGCAAAAGAGGCATTAAGCCAATATCGCCAAGCAGTGTTTCCTTTATATCAAACAGCCATCAATGATTATCTCCGCCGCTTTAACGCAAGCTTCCGGTTGGGTAACGTCGAAGCGGCTGATACTCGTGGTGGCCCGACGTGTAACTACAGCGTCGTTATCAATGAGACACCTGTTGCAATAGCTGGAACAACCACATCCCCAGGAACTCCTTCCTTTCGGACGGCTTTAAGTTCAGGAGACCGCAACACGCTTGCGTTGGCGTTCTTTTTTGCTTCACTCGACCGGGACCCGGCACTTGCTGACAAGATCGTTGTCATCGATGACCCAATTACGAGCCTTGACGACCATCGCTCATTGACAACGGTTCAGGAACTCCGCCGACTTGTGCAACGGACAGCCCAGGTGATTGTCCTGTCACACAGCAAACCCTTCTTGTGCCGTTTGGCAGAGCACCCGGACCGCACTATTGTTACAGCAATCCAGGTTACGCGAGACGGCCCCGGTTCAACGCTTGCGACATGGGATGTAACCCAAGATTGCATCACTGAGCATGATCGTCGTCATGCACTGCTGCGCGAATACACGGTCAGGACCAACGGAAACGGCCGTGAAGTAGCGCGGGCGATTAGACCGCTCATTGAGGCATTTTTCCGCGTGGCCTGCCCGGAATTCTTCCCGCCCGGAACCATCCTTGGGACATTTCGCGGCCTATGTGATCAGCGTCTTGGCACGCCACAGCAGATTCTTGATCAGCAACACACACAGGAACTGCGAGAACTCGTTGAGTACGCAAACCGCTTTCATCACGATACTAACCCAGCATGGGAAACTGAAGTGATCAACGACGCGGAGCTTCTTGGTTTCGTCCAACGAGCACTGACGTTTACGCGTCGGTAATCGCACTCTGCTGTTTCAGATGGAAAGGAAGTAAAGTATGGCTGCATCAACGTTTCAAACGAATCCTTTCGATCTGCATAAACTTCTCGACGACTGCCATCGGGGCGTTCTTCAGTTGCCGGACTTCCAGCGCAGTTGGGTTTGGGACGAAGATCGCATCAAGAGCTTGATCGCTTCAGTGTCTCGCGCCTTTCCTGTTGGGGCATTGATGTCGCTCGACACCGGCGGCCCCGTCAATTTCAAACCGCGACCGGTCGAAGGTGCTCCCGCAGAGGCAAAGACCGTTGGCCCTCAGTCCCTACTCTTGGATGGACAACAGCGAATGACCTCGCTCTATCAAGTGACATTACGGGGCAAGGTCGTCGAGACCGTCACTCCGAAAAACAAAAAGGTCAAGCGGTGGTTTTACATAGATATTCGAAAGGCGATGGACCCCGCCATCGAGCGCGAGGAAGCTATCGTCGGGCTGCCGGAAGACCGTATCGTGAAGGCCGCATTTGGGCGAGAGGTCGTTATGGACCTTTCGTCACCAGAGCGTGAATACGCGTTACTGATGTACCCGGTTGCTCAAGTATTTGATTGGGACAAATGGCAGGATGGTTTCGACAAGCACTGGCGCGGCGATCAGCATGAAAGCGTCCGCGAAGAATTTCGGGCGTTTAAGCGGCAGGTGCTGGAGAATTTCAAATACTACCGGGTTCCGGTCATCGCGCTGGACCGCTCAACGTCGAAAGAAGCCGTATGCGTAGTTTTCGAGAAGGTGAATACCGGCGGCAAAGCACTGGACGCATTTGAGCTGGTTACCGCGATGTATGCCGCGTCGGGCCATGAGCTGCGCAAGGACTGGTACGGCGACGACGGGACAAAAGGGCGTCATCGCCGCTTTGCAGAGACCCTCCGGCCTGCCGGATCAGATACGGGGATCATCGCAGCAGTATCCAACACAGATTTTCTGCAAGCGATATCGCTCTTCCACACGCGTGATCCCCGAAGATCGACATCGGGAATGGTTCCAACAAATTTGGTATGGGGTGAATGGCGCGTCGACGAAAAACCATCCGGCACCGTTCCCGGTCGAACTTGCCGAACGCCTAATCCGGATGTTCAGTTTCGTCGGCGATACCGTTCTCGATCCGTTCCTGGGCACAGCATCGACCAGCATTGCGGCCGGTTCGTGCGGTCGTAACAGCATTGGCTTTGAAATCGACCCGCATTATTTCGAGTATGCTTGCAAGCGGATGGCTGATAACTCCCAAAGCCTCGTCAAAACGGCTGATGTTTTGCAGAGCCAAGATTGACGCCCCACGCCACGGTTTTAGAATCCCCCCCGCACAAACCAGCCTGTAACTGCGGAGATGCCCGGTGGATTCTCTTGTCTCGATCTTTGATGACGCCATTGCCCGTTACGCAATCCGGCCGGCAGAGGGCCAGCGGTCCATGTTCGGCGACGGGGACGAGAACGACGAAAAGCCGAAGTCCGGCAAGCCGATCGTTCTGAAGTCCGGTCAAATGATGGCGCCCGCTGGCGGGGCCACTTCCGAAGTCGACGGGAAGTTTTACGCCGGTGGCGAATTCATGCCCGTGCACGGATTGACGGAAAAGACGGAGAAAAAGCCGAAGGGCAACGGACCGCCACAGACGCCGGCCAAAGTGAATGAGGATGCCCAAAAGAAGGCCGTGCGGGAACCGCGCGTGATGAGCCAAGCGGACATCGCAGCTGAGCGGGAACGGCGGGAGAACGTCAAGAAATGGGACATCGTCCGGAATGGGCCGATCGGTGAGGTCCTGCACCTGGGCGACAATCCGCATCCGATCAGACGCCCCACGCCCGGGATTCGGTTCTGGCAACAATGGGCCGACGGCGTTTCGAACGAGCGTCTGGAGCAGGTCCGGGACACAGCGAAAAAACTTGCGGCGGATGCCATTGCCGAGAAGGAAGGGCCGGAAAACCGGCAGGAATACATCGACTATCAGGAGCAGTACCTATTGCCGGAGGGCGAAAAGTACATGCACAAAAAGCACGTCAAAGCGAAGCCGGCCAGCAATGCCGCGCTGTTCTGGGTGGGGGAGGCCATCGAATTGGGAAAGATGCCTGCAATGCTCGAGCTCACAAAGGTAATGAAGGGCGAAACCGACGAGACGGCCAAATATGCGGCGGCCAATCATCCCTTGCGCCGGTCGATCGCCCGGGCCGAGCGAGAAACGGAGGACAACCCGAGCGCCGGACAGAAGTCCGCGGGGAACTATCCCAAGGGCCGATTCCGGATTCATGGGTTTCAGGTTGTGATCGAGAATCCATCGGGATCGTTCCGGCGCGGCGTGTCAGCCGACGGCAAGGCCTGGTGTCAGCGGATGCCGTTTGCCTACGGCTACATTTCCGCATGGGACCGCGACGGCGTGCAGGTGAGCCGCGCCGATGGGGACAACGTCGACGTCTTCGTCGGTCCGGATCCGGAAAGCGAACTGGTTTTCATCGTCGACCAGACCGGAAAAGATGGGCGGTTCGATGAGCACAAGTGTTTGATCGGATTCCACAATATAGACGAAGCCCGGCAAGCCTATCTCGATTCGTATTCGCCCGACTGGAATGGGCTGAAGTCGATTACGCCAATGACAATGCCGGACTTCCGGGAATGGCTCGATAAGGGCGATACGGGGCGCCCTGTGGCACAATACGCGCTCACGCAGATGTTCGACGGGGAACTGGCACAGTACGCCAGAATCAAGCCGGCGAGCGGGCAAGGGTCGATGTTTGGTGACCACGAAGATTTCGCATTGCAGGCACCGGAACCAAAGGCGCCAAAGAAGACCGGAAAGGCCAGCGACTCAAAGCAAGGCGACCTGTTTGCCGACGATCATGAGCGGGGCCTGTTTGCCAAGCCACCCAAGCCGCACAAACATGAGTGGAAGGAAGAGGACCACCCGCGAGGCCAGCCGGAGAATAAGGGCGAGTTCGTGAAGCGGGAAGAAAAGGTGGAGCCGGAATCGAAGCAGACGCCAGAAGTGCCGTTTGACGAGATGGTCCGTCAGGCAGCGGGATATCAGTTTCACGGCACGGCAGCCGAGCCAGAAGACGATAAACTTGCCCGACAGCACCAGAAGCACATGACGAAATCTGCACTTGATTCATGGTTGATGAACAAGTTCGGAATTGATGCCGCAGACGCCAGGGCTGTCAGCAATGCAGCCGGCGAGATGAGCCCCTACACGGTTGAAGGCGATCGGGTCAAGTGGACGCACAAAACACCCGCGCCGACACTTGCAGAGTTGGGCGAAGTCCCGTGGGGGAAATCGCCCGCGACCGCATCCCCATTCGATAACATCGAAGTTCAGAAGCCTGCGGGGCCAAAGCTTTCATCGCGTTTGCAATCGGCTGTAGACGACGCGTCTTCGCAGATCAAGGCGATTGAGGCTGAAGGTGGCACGCCGGGCCAAGCAGGGCCGACCGTCGAGCAATCCAGGCGAATCGACCTGGCTATTAAGGCCAATGCGCTAAAGCATGGAGTTGACGAGCAGAAATTGCGCGAGAACGTTTTGTTCGAGCAGCGGACCAAGGGTGAGAATCAGATTCCGGAGAAGGTGGCGAAGAAGGCAGAAAAGGCTGTTGCGCCTGTCGATAGTTCGCTTTGGACGAACAAAAATTCACTTTCTAGCATTCCGCAAAAAGGACCAGACGAACACCAGCTTACAAAGGCTGGTGTTACAAAATCATTCAACGTCGCCAACCGAGACAACTTGTCGGAAAATGAGTTTGGCACGCTTAGCTTGATGGCTGGTGGCCATGAACTACAGACCCAACGGCGAGACGGAAGCAAGGTGCATCTTGTAAACGAAGAACACGCCAAAAACACGTCAAAGCTATTTTCGCGTGGATATATCGACGTTGATCAAAAGCCGGACGGTGTTTACTACAAAATCACAGATGCTGGAAAGCAGGCGATCGAGCACGGAAACCGTGAGGCGGATTCGCTCCTAGAGCGAGTCAAGATTGCGCATCCCCTGGAAGAGCCGAAGGGTCCGGAGACCGCTAAGCCAAAGCCCGTGCACCACGAGCAGCACCCCGACGAGTACCGCAAGAAGATGGCCGCCGAATGGGTGGCTATGGTGAATGCCGGCGAGTCTGGATTCAAGCCAGGCAGCGTGAAGATCGACGATAAGGGCGAGTTGCGGCGATACATCGACAAGAAGTACGGATACGTCAAGTCGGACGAATCTGACCCTACCTGGATGCAGGCCGCACACGACCTGGGCCGGCCAACGCCGTGGGCGCAGCGTCGCGAGTGGGAAGATAAAACGCCGGAAGGCCAGCAGTCAGTAAAAGACGCCGAACAGAAGCGAATTGCCGAACAGGCCGAGCAAGACAAGGCGATAGACAACCGGCACGACATGGCCAACCGGGCGAGCGACGCCCCGCACACGATGACAAGCGCCGAATTCGAAGAGCATTCATTGTTGCCGGAACCTGCCAAAAACAAAGACGGTTCGACTCGATTCACAAAAGGCGAGGCGCAGAAGTTTATCAATGAACACGCTGGCGAAGATCACAGAATCATTGCCATGCACGACTACGGGCCGAACGGCCGCAAAACTGGGGGAATCAATTTGCACCCAGGGCCGTCGCATAAAAAGCTGGTCAAGGATGCTTTGGCCGCCGGAAAGGAAGTGCCGGAGCATGTTCTGGCAGAGTATCCGGATTTGAAGCCGGTGGCCGGGGACGGGGGCGAACCGGCAGGCGCGAGCAAGCCGACGGACAAAAAAGAACCGTGGCAAATGACCATCGGCGAACACGATGAAAACGAGAAGCAGTCTCGCATTGATTCGATTAACAAGTGGAACGCAAGCGGCTCCAAGGGATTTCCTCCGGCTACGGGTCTCCCGATAAGCAAGCGAATCGCGATGGCTGAAGAAATTGGCATGAAGCCAAAATCTCCGGAGTTTATCGAAGCCGCTACCAATTGGCCCGCGCATAAACTGCACGTGGCACACGCACTGGCGACCGGCAAGGATGTCCCTGAAAACGTGCTGGCTGAATATCCGGATTTGAAGACGAAGGCCGGTAAGGGCGCGGACGAATCGGCCAGTGTGCCGTCGTCGTTCAGCCCAGAGAATCACACGAAAATCGCAGCCGACGACATCACAAAACTGCGAAAGCAGGACGTTTTCCGTCTTCTCGATTCCGCGCCGCCCGAGCACCGCAAGGCAGTTGCCGACTATATCACGGGCAATCGACCGGAGTTCTCACCAGAGGTTAAGGACGTCATGGACGAGCTTGGCGGCGGCGAATCAGCCCCGGTGGCCGAGCCACCCAAGGCCGAATCGCCATCAATCGTCAAACATCCGATCGACGTCGATAAAGACTCGATTTTCGCCAATGGCATCAAGCGCGGCGGATTTGGGCCGAAGTCAATTTCCGTCAATGCGCTGAAAGGTGCAAACGCGATTTGGCATCATCAGGGCGACCCCGGCCAAGTGATGTTCAACGCAGCCCAGAAGGAAGCAAGCGAATACGCAAAGCAGCGGGCAGCGGAAATCAAGGCCGCACAGGACGCCGGCTACAGGCTCGAAAATCATCGAGCGGGCAAGTATGGCACTCTGTATGTCTTTCAGAAAGACGGCAAGGTTCTGACGGAACGTGGCCTGAAGTCGATCATGGACGGAACCGACGGCCGCGACATTCCGGCGGCAGCAGATCGTGAGCAAGCCAAGCCGGTCATTGATGCGTTCCACAATTTTGTTCAGTCACTGCCTGAATCGACTCGCGAAAATCTTGGCGCTTTGTCGGCCGCGCTGAATCGGTCGCCGCTTGGCCAGCGCGTTGAATTGCGACGAGCAGGCAACGGAGAAATCCGCCTGTATGGCAAAAACGGCAAGTGGAACATTAGTGAGCCTGTCAACGGGCACGTCAACGGCGAGTTTCAACGCAACTTGCCGAGCAGCCTTGACAGGTTTCTCGCGAAAATCGAGGGCATGGCCAAGACTGACATCGGTGAGGGTTCTGGGGCATGGGCCGTTCACGACAGGGACGCGAATCAATATGCCGTAGACAAGATCGACAGCAAGAAACCCGAAGCTAAGTCCGAACCCGACGAAGCCACCCACCCACACAACGCCAAGATGGTTGTGTCAGAGGCGAACGGCAAGAAAGAGAAACGAGTTTCGTGGCCGTTCTTCGGCGACACCGCAAAAGCGATCCGCGAAGGGAATCTGTCCGCCGCAGACCTGAAAAGCCGGTTTGAATCTCTGACGAAAGATCCAGAAGCCGTCAAGCAGCACTTAATGGGTGTCTTAAAGCAGACCGGCATGCGCAGCCAGGACAAGATGCGCGAAATGGCGGATCATTACTTTGACCGGGCCATGCAGGTTATGACGCCCGGAGTTGGCGGCGTGTCATACTCAATGCCGGTCGGGAAAGGCCGCGAGGCGTTCGACAAAGCCAAGATCGACGCATACCGCAAGGCCGTCGACAAAATCACCGACGAGCATTTGAAGCAGCACGCCAGCAGCATGACAGAGGCTGTTGAGGCCCACAAAAAGGCTCTTGAAAACCCGGAAACCCCGGACGAGTTTCGCACGTTCATTGACCGAAAGGGCGAGTCGGCACTTTCTCCCGAGCAATCCGCCAAATGGGATGAAATCCAGGCCGACGAGCGGCGAGCGAAATCCGACAAGGAACGCGAAAGCCGCGCAGTCGTTTCCGGCGCTAATCTGAATGGCGTTGGCTACGAGATTCACGAAGGATTCCACACCAAGCACAATAAGCCCCTGCACATCGTCAAACTGAATTCGCGGGTCGATTCGGCCACGTTCAAGCAACTGGCGGAGAACGCTCGCAAGCTGGGGGGCAACTATCAGACGAACAGCCGATACGGCAAATCCCCCGACGGATTCAACTTCGACACCCGGGAGAACGCGGAACGGTTCGCCAAGATGCTGGGGGGCGAATCGGTGTCACGCCTTGAAGACTGGGACGAAATGCGGGCCGAATCTCGCAAGGCGACCGCCGACCGTCTTAAAGGATTGGCCGAGCGGACACGCGCCAATGCGGAGGAAGTGCTGGGGCGCGACCGATTGACGAACACCGCGCGCCGGGCCGGAATGGCAGCCAGCGCCGAAGCCGGAGCCAGATCCCGGCAGGCGTTCGCCGATACGGTCGATCGAATCGCGGAGGCCATCGCAAGCGGCAAGGCAAAGCATCTTGTGGGGGTTCGGGCCGGAACGCAGATCGAAGCGCTGGATATCGCCCTGCGCCGTGGAATGTACTCCGCCGACAGTGCCAACAAAACGCCGTATGACAAGACGATCGGGCGGCCGCCGACGATGGCAGACATTCCCCACGTCAAATATCCCCACCCCTATTTCGACAAGTCGGACCTGTTGAGCCTGGCGGGAAAGATGAAAGACACCGCCGGCGCAAAGCGGCTTGGCGAGCGGATCCGCAAGTTCACCGAACAGCATGCGCCGAAAGACGGTGAAGGATTCAACATCAAGAATTCCGACATCCTGCACGAAATGGCCAATATCGCCAGAAATCCGGGCGCCTACGGATTGGATAAGCGGCAAGGGGACCTGATGAAATACCGCATGGATGAATACATGCGATTGCAGGCCGCCGACATCAAAACCACTCCCGAACTGCGGGCCGCGCTCCGGGAGTATGTCCCGCTGAAGGAAAAGCCCAAGGGCGAGGACCCCATCAAGGCCGCCGAACGGAAACTGGCCGGAAAGCCGATCCCCGGATTCTTCCCCACGCCGCGGCCAGTCATCGACGACATGATCAGCCGCGCCGACATTCAACCGGGAATGAAGGTGCTCGAGCCGTCCGCCGGCAAGGGCGACATTCTGGACGCCGTGAAGGAACACCATCCGGACGCAGAGACGGAGGCCATCGAGCCCCACGGCGAGTTGCGATCTGTCCTGGAGGCCAAAGGCCACAAGTTGGTTGGCCGAGACTTCACCGAGCACTCTGGCCAGTATGACCGGATCGTTATGAATCCGCCGTTTGAAAATGGGCAGGACGCCGCGCACGTCCGGCACGCATTCGAGCAGTTGAAGCCGGGCGGGAAATTGGTCGCGATTATGTCCGAAGGGCCATTCTTCCGGCAGCAGAAAAAGGATGAGGAATTCCGGGACTGGCTGGATTCCGTCGGGGGTGAAGCAGAGGCCATGCCTGAAGGATCGTTCGCCGGCAATGACGCATTCCGCAAGACGGGAGTGAGAACGCGCATGGTGACCATTACGAAACCGGAAAGCGGCGATGGAGAAAATGCCGCCTATTCCCTTTCCGACATTCTCGAGTACCAAATCGCGTACTATGCGAGCCTGTTCAAAGAAGAGGATCATCCACGCGACGACATCGGCGAATTCCGCACCAAAGCCGCCGGGCCGGCAGTCGGAGGCCCCAAGAAGCCGAGTAAGAAACCGGCCGCAGCACAGGAGCAGTTGTTTGCCACCAGCGACCAGGGTACGCTGTTCGGACGGCAGTCGCCGCGAGTTGGAGATTTGAAGACGGCGGAACCGGCGCCCAAGGTAGCGGCACCGGAAACAGAAACCGTCTCGCCCGCCGACGCGTTGACCGTCAAGCAGGCTACGCCATTGGAAGGCCAGAAGAGTTTAACGGCGATGTTTGATGGGGCAATTAAGAAGGCGACGGAGAAGGCCAGCGACTCGATTCCTGACTCCCACGAAGGTGTTGAAAAATACGGAATTTACAAAGTTCGATTCAAGGACGGGATTAAGTTCGCTGTTCGTCAATCGGACAACCCGCGAGGCTTTGGCGATACCGTCTACGGAACGGCAGAAGAGGCGAGAGCTAACGCGAAGCAAATCAAGGAACGCAACGAAGCCAACGAGGCATATCACCAGCAGCGGAAGCAAAAAGAGCAGGCGGAAAACGAACGACAGACCGCACAGGCCGCAGCGGACGAAAAGGCTTTCAAGACAGGCGAGTTTACCAAGGGCATGTCGCCCCTAAGTCGCGGGAAGGCCATTCAGTCACTGAACAAAACAATGACGCTTTCTGGAGGTCCGGCGAAACCGTTAAAGCAGCATGTTGCCGACCTGATAAAAAACGGGGCTGAAGCCAGCACGCGGGAAGAGCCGGTGATTGCCGAACCATCGCGGACCGCCTGGAATCGCATGGACAATCGGCAGCAAGCGGAGTTCGAAAAACGACAAAGGGCCGCAGGAAACAAGACCGTTTACCTAGTTGGCAACTACGCACTTGGAAAGACGGCATTTGACTACGCGAAATTCCTGAAGGCCAAAGGACAGGGCGACCACGACACCGCCCATTACGACGAGCAATCTTCCGTCTCTGCGTTCGCCAATATCTTCGAATCGGCGTTTCGCGCGGTGATGGGACTGCCGCCGCAGCAGAGAACATCGAGCCGGCCGACCGAGCAACCATCGGCGGGAAAACCGCTATCGAAGTTCGACGCCCACCGGCAGCGACTGGCAGCCGCGAGCGCAGAGACCCGCGCCCGACGCGAGCAGGAACGGCAGGAGGACCGCGCGCGGCGGAAACAGGAACGCGAACAGGACCGGATGGAACGGGAATCTGGACGAGCAAAGAAGCCGGCCGGCGAAGCGAGCCCAGGCGGAACATCGGGACTTTCGCCACAACTCCACGCCGAAGCCCGAGACACTCTGGTCGCACTGGGACACAAGCCGAAGGATGCCGACGAATTCCTCAACAAGCTGGGACAGACCGGGAAACAATACAACGACCTGCAGGACGTTCTACGCGACGCGATGAAAGCGCCGTCCAAGGCCGTCGAACGGTCGGTACCGGAAGGGCAATTCAAACAGGCCGAGAAGCCTCCGGCGCAAGCGCAGCCGGCACAGCAACAGGCACGACAACCCGCGCCAAGTCCCGCACAGCAACCGCAGCCAGCGCAGCCAAAGCAGGCCACGCAGACGCACGCGACAACCGGAACGGGATCCGGTCGGAACCGATGGATAACGATCGGTGGCCATGCCGGGAAAGACGGCAAGCACATGGGCGGGACACACGTCCAGATTGACGGAAAGGGGAACATCGAAGCGGGCCCCGCGGCACTGGAAGGGCACAACGTCAACCATTTGCCGAAAGCAGGGCCGACGCGGAATTTTACGGCCGGAATGAATCACGGTAGCATCGAATTCCAGCACGCGGAGCACCAGAATCTTTATGACTTGGGTTCGAAACTTCGCGCCCAAATCAGGGGCGCCGAAGGCCAGAACCGGCGAGATCTGGGAGACGTTGCAGGTGCGGTGAACGCGACGGCGCAGCGGACCGGAATGGATCCGCAGAAGGTGCGAGAGCTCGCCCAGGATGTCTACCAGCATACTCGGGAACAAATGAAAGGCCTGAAGGATGGCGAACACCGCAAGGTGACAATGCCGGGTAGCGAGAATCAACAGCAGCAGCAGCCATCAGGCAATCAAGGAGAAACTCCAGAACTTCCGGAGGGCGGATTCCGGACCGAGCAGGGATCAGTTTACCAGCATGCAGGAAACCGCACGCAGCGGTTCAAAACAGCGCATGTTGGCCATGATAAGGGCGACGTCGGCTACAAAGAACCGTCAGACCGGACGGTATTCATGGACCCAGAGCACGCCCGGGAAATCGGGATGCACAACACGCTGAACCGCGAAGCGCAGCCCACGGTAACGGTCGAAAACGGCCACGTCGTTCTACGCAGCAAATTCGGCAAGGGGCCGAATGGCGAAACGTACTATCACACCAGCGAAAAGAAACTCCCGTTCCAGGAACACGCCGAACTTGGGAAATCGCCGGTCGAATTCTGGAACAACGGAAAGAATCACCCCGGAAGCAAAATCACCGAGTTTCACCCGAGCCACCCCAGCGCCAAGCAGCAGCAGCGGCCGGAATTCCAAGCCGCAGAACAGGACGAAGGCGCAATCCAGAATGAGCGAAAGAGCGACGCGGCGGCACAGGCCCGGGAAGGCCAGAGCGCAGGCGGAAAGGCACTCCCAGGCTGGGAACAATTCCGCGAGAACGAACGGCAGACCGAAGCAGCAGCGAATAAGCCGGCCGAGAAGCCCGCGCCGGCACAAGAGGAGCATCATGCAGAGCCGCACGCTGAACCAGCGCCACAGCCAGCGCAAGAGCCAGAGCCAGCCCCAGAACCCCAACCCGCGCCCGAGCCTGCTCCCGCTCCGCAGACTGACCCAGGAGATAAACACTTTGCCGAGCAGATCGCAGCCGCACATCAAGCGGCCGCCGATGCCCGTCGCGAATCCGAAGAACACAAGCAACGCCACGCCGACAGCCAGGCCAAGATTGCCGACCTGCAAAAACAACTGGAAGAAAGCCGGAAATCTCCGGCACCGGCGGCACAACACGACGATCAGCACTCCCTGTCCTTCAACGCCGAAGGCCGCAAGGTAGGTCCCGGTCTCGAGCACGTCCACAATCTGCACGTCGACCCGCACCGATTCCAGTACAAACTGAACACCGACAACCCGGCCGGCGTAACAGACTCGCTTTCGGACGCAAAGTTCAATCCGGAATTGGCGGGGACCGTCCACGTCTGGCACGATCCGAGCGACAATAAAGCCTACGTCGTCAACGGGCACCATCGCCACGATCTGGCCCATCGGTCGGGATACGAAGGCAAAATGCAGGTGCATTACCTGGACGCCAAGACGGCGGAGGAAGCCCGGGCGAAAGGCGCCTTGATCAACATTGCCGGCGGGAATGGCACGGCGATCGATGCCGCGAAATTCATGCGGGACACGGGCACGACACCGGAGGAAATGAAGCAGAACGGCATCAGCCTGAAAGGGCCGGTCGCGAAGGAGGGCACCACCCTAAGCCGGCTGTCGAATCCGCTTTTCCAGAAGCTCACGGAGGGAATGATTGATCCGAAACGCGCCGTAGCCGTTGCCTCACACGTACAGGACCACGACCAGCAAAATGAATTATTCAAGCTGATCGATCAGCATGAGCAGAAGACCGGGAAGGACATTTCCGACCAGACCGTCGAACAGATGGCCCGGAAAATGGGAATGGCCGGAAAGCGGAGCGAAACCCACAAATCGCTATTTGGCGACATCACAGAGGAGAAATCGAATTTCGTCGAGCGTGCCGACCTGGAGGGAAGCCTGCGCCGCGACATCAGCAGCCGCATGGCAAAGTTTGCCGCGGTGGCATCGGAAAAGGCGGCAAAGGTCCTGCAGGGGGCCGGAGCCGATAAGAACAAAATCGACGCGGAACATAATAAGCAGGAGGCCCAGCGGTTGGGAATCTTGCTGGACGACTTCGACCGTGAGACAATGCATCGCGGTCCCTTATCAGACCTGTTAAATGAGGCAGCCAATGAATACGCCGCAAATCCCAGCGCAAAATCAAAACAAAGAATCCTTGCAAACCTACAGGACCAAGTTGCACGAGTTCTCGCGCCAACTCCCAAAACTGACGCCGGAAGAGAAGAAACGCATGTTGCAGGAAGTGGCCATGCTCCAGAGGACGGGCAAGGATTAGAGCCCGAACGGATCATTCCCGCCCCAGGCCAGAAGGGGTTTTTCACGGGCCGCCCGATTGATGCGTTAATCGCCTGCTACGCCGATCGGCTGAATGACGCAATCGCGTTCTACGCGGCCAAGAAATCTCCGGCCGCCGGCCAGAAGTCCATGTTTGGGGATGAGCCGGAATCGCCCAAACAATCGGCCAGTGGCTGGGACGAGTCGAAGCATCCACGCGGACAGCCGGACAACGCCGGCCAATTCGTGCACGGCAAGCGATTATCGGCCGAAGAGGCAGAGGCACACATTAAAAAGAATCGCGAAGGCGATCCACGCTCAAAGCACGGCGGCAAGGAACTGAACTGGCCAGAAGCCAAAAAGCCGATGGTTATGTCTCGCGTGCCGATTTCGATCTTCAACCGGCAGTCTGACGCCGATCATCCGGAGGACGGCAATTATCTTGATTTCATCAAGGACAGCACAGATCCAAAACGCGTCGACGATTATGCAAAACAGCAGATCGAAACGCCGATTACCGTGAACACGAACCGCAAGACGGGAGAACCGTTTTTGACCGATGGCGGCCACAGGCTCACGGCGGCCGTGAAGCGCGGCGATACACACATTAACGCGATTGTCCCGGAGGAATTGCACGAGCGATTGCACGGAAAGGCCGAAGAGAATGCCGACAGCCAGGCGGCCAATTCCGGGGAATTCACCGATGCGCACCATGCCGTGGCGAAACGGTTCGGAATTCCCGTCCGGGCCGTCAAAGACATCGTCGAAACCGATCCGGAAGAACTTGCGAAACGGGATGAATATGTCCCTCCCAGCAACACGGCGGAGCCGACGGGAATCGTCCAACAATACCCGATGCATGCCGCGAAGATCGATTCCATTCAGCACAAGACCGGCGACAAAGAAAATGCCTACGTCGATTATCTCCGCGAATTCGATCCGCACGAATTGCAGCCGACCGAGCACGAAGACGGAATCAAGAAACATCCGACCTTTAAGGATTACAAGCAATGGGCGGCGGAGGGTCGCAAACCACCCTACATCAACGCGTATGAGAACGAAAAGCAGGGCGGAAAGATTCTGACGAGCAACCGGCGCCGCACGCTGGCCGCCCAGGACGCGGGAGTCAAATCGATCGCCGGGTGGTATGGAGCGCGCAATCGGGAAACCGGCAACCCCCTGAAGTATGGGGACGTGATCCAGGCCCATAAGGAAGCGTCGGCGAAAACCCCCAAAAAGGGCGATACGTTCCAATTGCCGGCACTGGGGACGCGCAACCCGATCAACATGAAGGTGCACGACATCAAGGACGGCAAGGCGCACGTGGGATACGCCGACAGCGAGCACGCATCCGCCGTGATGCCCGTGGAATCACTACCGCATTTCATTAACGACCTGTCCGGGAAAGTGGATGTTCCACCGAACAGCGGCAATCCGTACATCGATCAGGTTTCCAGCGGAAAAGCGCAGTTGCTGGGAAAGGGCAATGACTCCCTGGCGTTCAAGGCCGGCGACAAGGTGGTCAAGGTGTCGACAACGGTTCCATACCAGCCATTCAATCCGGGACACCGGACGCCGGACGAAGCCAAGAAAATGGCCCATGATCAATTCAATCTCGCGAAGGAAATGCACGCGGCCGGAGTGCCCGGGATTCCGCATCAGTCGATCCGGGAACACGGCGACAAGATGTTCACCATCCGGGATCATCTGGACGTTCCCGAGAAATTGAGCGTCGACCAGCTCCACAAGGTCCGGGACATGATGGCCG